TTACTCCGCCAGCAGGGCGGCGAATTTCGCCAGCCACTGCGGGTGTGCCGGCCAGGCGGGGGCGGTGACCAGATTGCCGTCAACATGCGCCTGATCGATACCGATATCGGCATAATGCCCGCCGCTCAGGCGCACCTCCGGGGCGCAGGCCGGATAGGCGCTGCAGGTCCGCCCCTGCAGAATCCCGGCGGCGGCCAGCAGCTGTGGCCCGTGGCAGACGGCGGCGATAGGTTTACGCGCGGCGTCGAACGCCTGGACCAGTTTAATGACCTGTTCGTTCAGACGCAGATACTCTGGCGCGCGTCCGCCGGGGATCAGTAGCGCGTCGTAATCCTCGGCCTTCACCGCGGCAAAATCGGCGTTCAGGGTGAAGCGGTGCCCCGGCTTTTCGCTGTAGGTCTGTGCTCCGTCAAAATCATGGATCGCCGTCATCACATAGTCGCCGGCGGCTTTATCCGGGCAGACGGCATCGACCTGGTGGCCAATCATCTGCAGTGCCTGAAAAGGGACCATCGTTTCGTAATCTTCGGCAAGGTGTGGTCTTTGTACATTGTTGATACTGTACGGCCAAAGATGAACATGGTTAGCTATTTATGTATATGACTTATAACTATTATTTCTTTTTTTCTGTCAAGTTTTGAACATGGTTGTACATGATTTGATATTGTTGTTTATGTTCGTTCATGCGATATTGAGTACAGAATAAGTACATAAAATACCAAAATGGTGAGTACAGAAAACTAACATGGCAATCAGTGACACAAAGCTCCGCTCTATCTATGGTAAACCATATTCCGGGCCTGCTGAAATTACGGATTCAGACGGGCTTGGAATTCGCATAACCCCCAAAGGCGTGATCAGCTTTCAGTTTAGGTTCCGATGGGAAGGGAAGCAGAACCGAATGGGGCTCGGGCGTTACCCAGCGCTGACCCTGCGCGATGCCCGCAATATCGTTGCAGACCTGAGGGAGTCGGCAGACAAAGGCATTGACCCCCGAACGCTGGCTGGTGGCAACAAATCCAAGAGTAAGCCAACGGTAAAGGATTGCCTGGATTACTGGAAAGAAAATTACGTGGACGTAACGCTAAGAGCTAAGACGATAGCGCTTTATAAATCAACGGTTATAAAGCATATGCGCGACGCTTTTCCCGGCATTCCGGTTGAGGATATCCCTGTCCGCTTGTGGGTAGAGAGGTTTACCGAAGAGGAGAAAATCAACCCTCGCCGAGCCCGGCATTTATTGATACAGCTCAGGTCTGCCATTGGTTGGTGTACGCGCCGACAATTCATTAGCACAACCGAACTCATGCTTTTGCAGCCGAAAGATATCGGTGTTAAACCGGTGATTGGGGAGACCACGCTCAGCTATAACCAGCTTGCCAAAATCTGGATGGCTATAGAAAGAAGTCGTGGGTCAACTTCTAACCGATTGCTTCATCAACTGCTAATGCTGTACGGCGCCAGGAATAGCGAACTTCGGCTGGCTATAAGGGGGGAGTTTGACCGAGAGGAGGGGTTATGGGTTGTGCCGGCTGAGAAAAGTAAAACCAACAAAATTATCAGGCGCCCCATTTTCTCCGCCGCAGATGATTTGCTGAAAAAAGCTGAAATGACGTATGGGGATATACTTTTCCCTGGCGAGGATCTGAAAAGCCCCATTACTATTTCTGGTGCAAATAAATTTCTCAGAAGAATCAAGGACTCGTTGGGGTTTGGTGAGTTTACTTCACATGATTTTCGGCGCACATTGGCAACCCGGCTATCCGAAGAGGGTGTTGCTCCGCACGTCATCGAAAAGATGCTGGGGCATGAACTTGGCGGCGTGCTTTCTGTCTATAACAAGCATGACTGGATTGCCGAACAGAAAGACGCCTATGATCTGTATGCTGAAAAGATATTCTGGCATATCAGGAGGATTTCTGGTTGATTCCCCCGTTTAAGATCCACTCCACAATAGCAGAGCGCAGATATTGCTTAGGATAGGTCCGGACCGGTTTGGGGAAATTATAGCGCTCGGTGTATTTGCGGATGGTCACGCGTGAAGATACTCGGATCATCCGCATTGCCTCTTCCTCGTCAATCATTTCAATGTCTACCATATAACCCACCTCATACCACTTTCAGGCCACGACAGTGGCACCAGACTTCATAATTAATTACCGGCAGTTTCAGTTCCAGCCGTACCCGTTGCTCATCGTTTGCTGTCATCAATCATTCCCTTCAATGCATAATCGGCGCTTCTGGCACACCTTCGATCTGGATGTGTTCGATAAAGCTGTCGTGGAGGAGGTTAAACCCCTCCCGGCCAAGTGCTGATAACCTGAACCCAAATTCTTCGTCAGCAATAACCATGTCCTGATACATCCGCAGCGCCAGCTGCTGGCCAACCTCTGGCCCATATTTCTCGATTGCCCCCAGCTCAATATGGTTGGGGAGTGCAAAGCGTTCAGGTCCCGGATAGACGCTAATGGCGCCATGCTTGCTGGAATAGATAACAGCAGTATCAACACCGCCAGTATCATTCGGAACGTCGACAGTTCCGTTTTTCTCCAGCTCCTCAGTGATGAACACGGCAGCCAGTAACCAGCGCCAGAGGATCAACTCTTTTTCGATATTGAGCGTGATCCAGTTGCTTTCTACCGCTTCCATGATGCAGGCCAGAATTTCCATTCCATCGGCAAGGTGTTTGTCATAGCGACCGTTATCCAGCAGGCGAATAGCAGCGGAGTAGCCAATCACCCGGTTTCCAGACCGGATCCCTGTTGAGGTTGGTTCCGGGTTAAGCATGTTCTGAAGCATTGCGAACCTCTCATATGTGCCCGGCTTGTCGCCGGGCTGGTGGATCATTTAACCTGGATAAACGGGGTGTTTGTTCCGCTGGTCATGTACTGGGGCAGGGTGCCATTCCATTTGTTGATGGCCTCCAGTTGCAGTACCTCAGGGTTCTCACGCATGGCCTGCCCACGGATCTGGATAGACTTTGCTTCTGCTTCAGCCAATTTCAGCTTTGCATCCGCCTGGCCATCGGCTTCGGCTCGCAACATGTTGGCTTCAGCTTCACGTTGTTTAACTTCCTGCTCGCGCTGCAGCGTCTTCTGGTTGGCCGTAACTTTGGCGTTGATGCTTTCGATCACTGTCGGCGGGTATTCCGGACGGCCAACGTAAGAAAGGCTGATCACCTGGATACCAACCGGCCCCATATCGGACTGGATCTCTTTCAGTGCGTTTTCAAGCAGCTCAGCTTTCCCGCCGTCAATGAATTTATCGGTGCTCATCCGACTTGCGAGACGATTAAGGGCGTCAGCAATTTTCTGCCGCAGGTCGGTGTCGGTGATGTCGTCCACGCCTTTACGGTAGGTCTGGAAAACGGTTGTAACTTTGGTCGGATCAACCTTGTACGCGACCCCGATGTGGTAGCCGATGGTGGTGCCATCGCTCATCTGGAAGTTGAAAGCGTCATCATACGTTTTCATCTGCTTGAAGGTCGGAAAGATATAAACCTCTGTATTCCAGCCGGTCCAGTAGCGGCCGACTCCGACGACTTCACCAACGCCTTTATCGTCGCCCAACTTATTCACCTTGATACCCACGTTGCCGGGCTCAACTCGATCGCAACCAACAAGGCCGATGGCAGAGAGTGCGATAATTGAAGCCATAATTGCTTTTTTCATTTCTTTTCCTTCGTTACGGTAAGCACAAGACCCTTACAAATGGCGTAGATGCACGGCGGGGTCAGAATCGCCAGGGCAAAACCGGATATAACTGCTGTCGTGTCCTTCATCGAAATGAGGATCGGAACGAACAGCCCATAAACGCTGGCGACAATCACCACCGATAGAACAACGCGTAAGTAAGCAATCATCGACTCAGCCCTCCAGGCTTACAGGCCTGTAGTTCTTCGCGCTCTTTCACGTAGCGGTCGTGCATGGCATCCCACTTTTTGCACCAGTTTTGCATTTCTCTTTTGCGGGCGAGGATGCGACGCAGCCGGCGAACGGTGCGCTGGTGGGCGTTAAAATACTCAGTGGTCACGGCGCCACGTTGCCAGCTACTCAGTTCTGGATTCAGTGGATGAATTACCTGCACGTCCGGATAACGCTGCTTGAAACCAGAACGCCCAAAAGCTCGGGAGGTCATGAAGAACGCCAGGTAACGAATTGCGGTATCCCGGCTGAAGCACCGCTTCATGCGTCCGTGGCGGATCGCGGCGAACAGATCACCAACTGGCGTTGGGTGCTTTTGCAACGCCAGGTCAATAGCGCTGACAGTTCTGTTGTCAATCATTTGTCTTTCTCCCGGTTATAGGTTTCATGACTCATAACTTCCCAGTTCCGGCCATCGTCTTTCGATAACAGGCGCCAGCGTGGGTTAACCTTCAGGCTGAGGTAGCCGGTGCGGCGCATTCGCCGCGGGAATATCCGCCGGCGCCGATACCGCAGCAGGACCTGCAGCGCCTGCAGGTGAACCCTCTCAGGAATTCGTATTGCTGTCAGTGCCACCAGCTACCTCCTCAAATCTCAGCTCCATTTCTCGCGCCATTTCGATAAACGTGGCCAGTGAGCAAATGTGCTCGTCGACGAACAGCTGGCGGTCGCATATCACCCTCCCGTTCTCGATGTGCACGACTACCCGCCCGGTAAAATCAGGGAGGACATGCAGATCCACGTTCAACACGGGGCGGGGGATCAGCACACCCTGATAGAGCATTGTTTGCTGGTTATTCATTGCCGGACTCCGCAGTAACTGGTTTCTGCTTTTTGACGAACTCCACCAGTTCAGAAATAAGCTCGTCGATTAACTCTTTCCCGCTTTCTGTGAGGAATTCGCCGCTGCCATTAACATCAACAGAGTTGCTGTAGATTCCCTTAAGAGCTTTCACGCCTTCCACATTTCCGTATTCACCGAGGGCCAGTCGCTCGAATTTCCGCAACAATCCATCAAGAAGAATCTCAGTTAATTCGATAGTACTAATCCCACCCTTGTTAAGCTTAATGACAAGTAAGCTACTCCCAGTCTTTCGCTGGTGGCGTAACAAGGCTGCTTTTAAAATTCGGCGGCGATAGGTAGTAATTAAGTTACTCATCTAATTACCCCTTCTTTTGTGTTCTTCATTTTGCTGTACAATCTTTTCCTCTTTTTCCATCCATGAATAGACCTCGCCAGCAAGGTCATATGCAAGACCTAAAACCCCATCAAGTTGATGGCAGTCAAAGTCCTTATGATGTGTAAAAATTGTCTGCATAAGGAAGTTAAGTTGCTCAGCCTTAATGGTGACGCACTGAATATCTTGGCGGCCCTGCATACCCATAATTACCTCCCGTAGGCTTTACGCAGATAAAGGCCTGCTATTATTTCGTGCCCGTTAGCTGCATAAAGCAGGGCGGTTTTATATGCGTTGCGGTCAATAATGAAACTCATAACAAATACCTCGCAATATTTAGGGGGCAAGAACCCCCGGCACCCCAAGGCCGTTCTAAACTGGTTTCGTAATTAGCCTATTTTATTCTCGATAGCCTTAAGATCAGTGCAAAGTTCACGAGCATAGTCAAATATCACAGCTGACATATGGCACGCGGGGTTGTCATTGTCCTCGTCAGTAAAAAAAGACTCACTATAAGTTTGCGCGACTGCTTCAAGTTTTTTAGCAGTAAGAATCACATCGAATATATCATCAGTCAGATCGTTTCTGGCCGCTACAGGTATGCAGGGTTTGACTGAATTAATATGACTCTTAATATATCCGTTCATGTTATCTACGGTCTTTTGCATTGAACGAATTAGGCTGTTTATAGAACAATCCGTTTCGTAATTCTCGTTACTTTTTTTATAGATCTCCTCCAGAAGAACAGTGTTTTCTATTATGTCTGATACAAACACTTCAAGCATTTGGATTGGAGTTTTCATTGTTCACCTCACACAAGTATTGAGCGCTTACTAAATCAAGTTAAACTTGATAGTGAGAGGTTAGCTTTATGATTTTATACAGTCAAGTTAAACTTGATTGTTTTTTTGGGTATAGGTAGATTTAAAAGGGAGGAACGGGCAAAAGCCCGTTGTCTATCAATAATTAACCGAATCTGTTGATGTTGAAAGGAACTGATGAGATAACTTTTGACTGGATGTAGAGCATATCCAAGGCATCCTTCTCGATGCTCCAAGATTGGTAATTCGAGTTGTCAGATAATACTACAATTTTGCTGCCTATTTTTTGCAGCCTCTTTACATAACATTCACCTTCAAAACAAAAAGCATAAATCCCGTCACCATCGAAGTATGTTATTGTTTTATCTAGAAATAATAAATCACCCGGTGCTATTGTTGGCGACATGCTATCACCCCTGGCATTGCCAATCTCAATGTTCTTGAAGGGTCTGTTGCCTACAACTTGACGAGCGTACTCGGGGTCTAACTCTATGGAGCGGACCACATCAATGAAGTCACTTTTCACGCTAACTCCATCACCACAACTGAATTCAATATCTAATACTTTGAATTTAACGCTATCAGTATCTCCTTTTTGAGCGGACGCAGGGAAGGTGGCGGGTTGTCCCTCACCCAGAAACCAGGATTGTGGGTAACCACTGATTTCAGAAAGCTGGGCTAATCTCTTACCCCTTGGGACAGTGTCTCCCTTCGTCCAGTAGACAACCGTCTGCGTGCTAACCCCTAACTGACGAGCCAGCTCGGCTTTACTCCACCCTTTTTCCTTCAGAAGTTCTTGAATCATGTTTGCCGTGGCCACTGTATCTCTCCAAAAGTTTCATTAAAGCCATTATCTAAAGCAATGCTTGATCTCAAGTTTAACGCATGGTTTTACTTCTTGCATGTTAATTAAATCTTGATATAGACTCATTCAAATAAAGTTTAACTTGATGGTGATTTATGAACGAAGAGATTCGGGTGAAATTGTGTGCCATTACTTCCCAAAGAGCGATTGCTCAAGGCTTGGGAGTAACTCCCCAGGCAGTGAATCAGTGGTTTGCTAAGTCTGTAATCCCTGCTCGCTTTGTATTGAAACTTTGCGAATTTGTCGGCTGGGCCATTACCCCTCATCAGGTTCGCCCTGACTTGTATCCAAGCGAGCTTGATGGGATGCCACGAGCTGCAGAGGTGTGACATGTCACAACAGTCAACCGCTAAGCCTGATCCTCGCTACTTCCAGAAGCTGCTACCACGCAGCATCAGGTATGACCCAATAAGCGGGATTTTTTACCTCATTGCGAAGCGGGCAGAGTAAGCAATGCAACAGGATTTCGTCAGGGTTGAAATGCCAGCGCTTTACTGCCAGGCGGATGCTCAGTGGATACAGGAGCAGTTGTTGAGATTGCCTTCATCACTGCGCCGGAAAATAGCTCTGAAGTATTCAGAGGCTTACGAAATCGAGTTTAACGCTGAGCCCGTTTCATACCGGCAGGAGAATCGGGCTCGACATGAAGCCAATGTGAGGCTTCGCAGATTCGTGGATGCACACGGATGCGCACTGCAGGGGTATACGACCCAGCCACCCCTTGCCGGATCACGGTAACGATCCGTTGGTCACCGGGCTTAAAGGCGCCGGGTGATAGCAGGGTAACCACGTTGACTGTTTTTTATTCACTGTATCAGCTTGCGAGTACATAGGATGGGGAAGAGGGAAGAGGGGGGTTTGGGGGGAGTTGGGAGTTAGGGCAGGAATAGCGTCCTTTTCCAACAGACAGGTACATGGGTTAGGTAGGTACCGATCTTGAAGGCAGAACCATAAAAGAGCGGCGCACTAGCAAACTGGTACACGGTATCCCGGCAAGAGGTCAGGAATGTTTCTTCCTGGAAGAGTAGAACTCAAAAAGGGCTGACAATGCTTAACATCACACCGAACTTTGCACAGGAACGTGGGCTTAACATGCTGCGGCGCACCTGGAAGGCGCACGATTCCTTCATGGTCTACGCACCGACCGGAAGCGGCAAAACAGGCCTGGCTGCGTTTATCGCCGCCGGCCTGGTTAGTCGTGGTATGCGTGTTCTGTTTGTCGCCCCGTATACGATCCTGATTAACCAGACCGCCCAGCGCTTTACTGAATACGGGTTGCCGGAAGACCAGATTAGTTTTATCTGGCGTGATCACCCGAACTACGACCCTAATCTGCTGATCCAGATTGCGAGCGCTGACACGCTCATTAGGCGTGAATTTCCCAAAAACATCGATCTGCTTATTGTCGACGAGGCGCACCTACGTAAACGCCGTATCCTGAAAGAAATCGAACGGATCACAGCGGAGAAAAAAGCGAAGGTTATCGGTTTATCTGGTACCCCTTTTGCGCCGTTCCTAGGCCATTACTATCAACACCTGATTAAGCCAACGACGATTGGCGAATTGATCCAGCGTGGTGACCTCAGTAAGTACGAATTTTTCGCCCCAACAAAACCAGATCTTAGCGGGGTAGAAACAAAGCCATCTATGGAGTTCGGTACTGATTACGACGAGTCCCAGCTGGCGGAAATCATGTGCGGTTCTGACCTGGTGGGCGATATCGTCGATAACTGGCTTCGTCATGGTCGTGACCTTCCTACGGTGGCGTTCTGCGTTAACAAGGCTCACGCAAACTTTGTAACCATGCAGTTTAACAAGGCGGGTATTAATGCTGAGGTCATGGTCGCAGAAACACCCCACGAAGAACGGCAGGTGATGATTCATCGCTTCGAGACTGGCGCCACAAAAATAATCGTCAGTGTTGGTGTTTTGGTAGCCGGTTTTGATAGCGATGTTCGCTGCATTATCTACGCCCGGCCGACAAAGAGTGAAATCCGCTGGTTGCAGGCGCTTGGCCGCGGACTGCGAACTGCACCCGGGAAAGATGCCTGCCTGATTTTTGATCACAGTGGCACTGTGCATCGCCTCGGCTTCCCTGACTCCATCGAATACGACGATCTGCCATCCAAAAACGACGGCATGAAAGCGGCCGCTGCCGGCGCAACTAAGGAACGCGAAGAAAAACTTCCGAAAGAATGCCCCGAATGTCATTTCATGAAGCCATCCGGCGTTTACGTCTGCCCAAAGTGCGGATTTAAACCGCTCGTTGGTCAGGACGTCGAGACTGACGGCACCCGCAACATCAAAAAAATGAGCAAGCACGAAACGGTTTATACCAAAAGCGACAAGCAGTCCTGGTGGAGTCAGATCAAGTTTTACCAGCGTCATCGTGCGGCGCAGGGGAAACCTGTCAGCGATGGCTGGTGTGCTCATACCTTTCAGGAGAAATTCGGCGAATGGCCCAACGGCTTAAGCGACTTTCCAATGGAGATCACACCGGAGGTCAGCAATCACATCAAACACAAACTTATCAAATTTGCTAAACGCCGCGAACGCCTGCAGCAGATGGGGAAGAAACCTGACCAGGATCTATTTCCACCTCCGAGCGCCAGTATCAACTATGAGCCTCCTGAGGGCAGCGACGGGCAATTAATTATCGAAGCAAAACGAAAACTCCAGAAAAACGTAAATAGTGCGAGTCAGTGATATGAAAACAGCAGAAGCAGCAAAAGGCCGGTGGTCAGAAATTTTTGAATATTACGGGCTGCCGCCTATCACCGGGAAAAACCATTACAAGGGAGAATGTCCGGTCTGTAAGGCGCGGGGGAAGTATCGCGTTGATGACCGTGACGGTCAGGGTACATGGATCTGTGTATGCGGTAGCGGTGACGGGATGAAGCTGCTGACCCTGACCCAGTCAAAAAGCTTTTCCGCCATCTGCGCAGAAGTGGACCAGCTCATCGGGAATAACTATCAGCGCATCAACGTGCCTGCTAACAGTTCGGCGGCGCGGCAGCGCCAGCGAGTCATTAGTAAGTTTTCCAAGTTGCTCGATTTACGGGGAACTAGCGCGGCTGGTTACCTTCTTCAACGTGGGATAAGCCGCCTGCCGGCAGAAGGCATCCGTTTTTGTGACCGCCAACGCCATGCTGGGCGTGTATATCAGGCTCTGTATGCCCTGGCTACCGATGACAAAGCCGAGCTTTGTTACCTGCACCAGACGCTGCTGGACGGCGAGAGGAAAGCAGATATTGATAGTGCGAAACGTCTTAAGTCGCTTCAAGAGGACAGTTATTTGGATCACGCTCGCTCTGTGGCCATTCGCATGTTTCCGGTATCAACGACGATCGGCATCGCCGAAGGTATCGAAACAGCACTCTCCTGTTATCAGGTTTATGGCGTCAATACCTGGGCGGTAATCAACAGCGGGTTTATGAAGAAATTCCGGGTCCCGGCAGGTGTGAAGCATCTGATTATTTTTGCCGACATGGACAAGCACTCTGCAACTGGACATGCCGCGGCGTTCGAGTGCGCCCACGCAAACCTGCTGGCGAAAAACGACCTGGTCAAAGTCAGCATACGCTGGCCGGATAACGGAGATTTCAATGATATGCTTATGAACGGCGATCAGGTTCGTGAACAAGTTTTCTATAAAAAGGTGGCAGCATGATGAACAATAACAATCTGCAACATAACCAATTCTTCACCATCGAACAGGACTTTTCGCCTGATAAAATTACTGATGCTGAGCGCCTTGTTATGGAGCGCTTCAGTCATATTTATGCAAACTGGGCCGATGAAAAAAACTTAAGTCGTGAGGCGGAAGAACTTCGCGTAAGAGAAATTAAAGGTTTTAAAAACATCCTCCTCTCTCCCTGGACATTAAGCGATGTAACCATTGAATGGGATTACTGGGAATCCGTACTTCGTCACAGGTATAAAACACAAAATGGCGATGGCTACGTCCAGATTATCTGGGATCGGCGCGGGTGGCTCACTGACCTTTTGTGCGCCATGAAACCAGTTACCCGGGCTGAAGCATTAACAGTCTGCAAGTGGTTACTGGCATGTGACTATTTTGAGGAACGGGATTCGCTGTTTGATCGCATTATTTTGAACCTGGTCGGGGAGTGCGAAGAATGAAACTGGAAGCCTCCCTCAAACACTTTAGCCCTCAGGGCATGCACATCAGCGACGACGTGAAAAGCACATCGCCGAATCGCCTGAATGGCACAGACATTATGACCGGGATCGGTGTGACCAGCAGCAGGGCACGCTTCGGCCTGGCCGCTTTCTTCGGAAAGGCTGGTATCAGCAAAACGGATGAACAGCTTGCAATTCAGGCGCTGGCGCAGTTTGCCATCAAAAACGCTCCTAAAAATGTCCGCAAAGCCGCCGGTGACAAGCTCGGCGCCTGCATGTTGACGCTGGCACAATTTGCCTTTGCGGAGTACTCACGTTCGGCGGCCACCAGCGCAACGTGTCACAGCTGCAGCGGAACCGGCTTTATTTCCAGCCATGAAGATGTAATTAAGCACCCTGGTATTTTCGATGCTGACGGTGTCGAAGTGAAGGCCCCAAAGATTAGAAATGAACTGGTGAAAAGGGTCTGTGGAGTGTGCGGAGGAAAGAAAGTGATCCATGCGCGATGCAGGTGTAGTGGTAAAGGGGAGGTCTTAGATCGCAAAGCGACCAAAGAACTTGGCGCACCGGTTTTCAAAACATGTGAACGCTGCTCTGGTAATGGCTTCTCTGTTGTACCCTCTGCGACGGTACACCGCGCCATTCTGAAGCGTCTCCCGGATCTCCATCAGTCTTCGTGGTCACGCAACTGGAAGCCGTTCTATGAAGGGCTGGTGGATATGCTTCACAAAGGAGAGAGACAGGCAGCGGCTGAATTTGAGAAGGCGACCATTTATTGATGTGATCGAAACAGATGGCGGCAAATTTTTGCACGATAGAGTTGACTTTGCATAAAATTGTCCTGTATTATTCTAATCATGGATACGTACATCCAAATGAAACTGATTCTGAACCCTGCCAACCGGCGGGGTTTTGCTTTTCTGGGGGAAACGATGCAGCAGCCATATTTTTTTAACCCGGGCATGACCACTCAACAGCTTGAAGACTGGCTTGGGCAACAGAAAATCTATCTTGCCCACTTCAACCGTCTGATAGCAGAAAAAGCCGCTCTTGAGGAGCGACTGAGTCAGATCTCTGCGGAGATTGGGCGAGTCGCTACTGGTAGCTTTGAAGGAATGCTGAGTTTTCCCTGGGATCCCAGTCCTCTTGTGGAAAATCCTCAACAGGATAGTGGCCAGTCGGCAGATTGAGTGACGCCAGGACAGCGGCAGCATCTTCTGACATATAACTGGGCTTTAGTTGACTGGCAATGATAAAGAGACAGTCGTTTAGCGAGAGTCTTCTAATCTCTTCAGGTTTCCACTTGGTCATTTCGAAGATAAGGTGATGAAGAGCCTTATCGTTATCAAGATAATAATAATCCGATGAAAAATGTTTCCTGTACTCATCGAGAATACATTCAAGAGTGAATATTTGTCCTATTCGATACCAAACCTGCCAGGCTCTGTAACTGTGTGAGTCTGCCAGTAATGTTTGGGGGAAGTTGTTATTTTGACAAACCCGGGACTTGATTACCTGTAAAAGGTCTGAGTACTTACTCATATTTTCACCAGTTGATGTTTTAATCATTTGCGAATCAATTTTATCAAAGAGAAAAACAAGCCGCTACACGCTGATAACATCAGGCTGGGCGGTTATGGTGAGCCGATACCTCAGACAAGCAGAGTATTGAAACCAGAAAGACTGAATGTTAAATTTCTGGTGTGGTGAATCCCCCTATGCGGAGGGGCATTGCCAGTCTGATATGTTTTTTTGCGCATTGCGAGTCGTCTGTGGACTGGCGGCGACTTACCGGGAGGCACCCGGCACCACACCTAATAAAAAATGATGATAGCTGTAAGGCCCACTTCGGTGGGCTTTTTCTTTGGGCAAAAAAAAGCCCGCATGGTTTCATGCAGGCAAGGCAGTTACATTTAGATTTTGTCCCGGTATATGTTTTTTGTCCGGAAGTCGAAAGATACTGTCTCGAATACATTTTGTAAATAACGGATTCAAATCACAAGGCCATGCATTTGCATGGCTTTTTTATTATCAGGTCCCGCAGGAATCATCATCGACACGCTTCGTTGTTAAATCCAGCCTGACGGGCCTGACCCTTTTCAAACACACAGCTTCCCGATCTTCCATCGGAGGCGGTAACTATGGCTAAACGTATGCAAGACAAAGAGAGCATTGCCGGGATGTCCTGGCTGGTTCTGCTGATCATTGCTTGCTGGGGTGGACTTGTCCGCTACCTGATAGATGTGAAGCAGAGCAAGGCAACATGGAGCTTGATCAATGCTCTTGCCCAAATGGTGGTTTCAGGGTTTACCGGCGTTATTGCTGGCCTGGTGAGCATTGAAAGCGGACTGAGCATTTACATGATACTGGCCACTTCCGGAATTAGCGGGGCAATGGGTTCTGTTGCTTTGACCTATTTCTGGGAACGCATTACCGGAGTTAAGGCGCCATGACAGCAGATCAGATTATCGAGGGGATCCTCGGCAAAGAGGGCGGTTATGTCGATCATCCGTCGGATAAAGGCGGGCCGACCCGCTGGGGCATCACGCAAACCACCGCCCGTGCACATGGCTACACCGGTGATATGCGAAACCTGCCCAGGGAAACAGCAAAGCAAATCCTGCTGAGCGATTACTGGACCGGACCCCGGTTTGACCAGGTGGCAGCTCTATCTACGTTACTGGCGGATGAGCTTTGCGACACTGGCGTGAACATGGGGCCCAGCGTCGCCAGTAAGTTCTTTCAGCGCTGGCTCACTGCCCTGAATATGCGCGGAAAGCTGTATCCCGATCTGATTCCGGATGGCGCCATTGGTCCCCGAACCATCACCGCGCTTAAGGGATACCTTTCCGCCCGCGGGAAAGAGGGTGAACAGGTTCTGTTGCGTGCGCTGAACTGCAGCCAGGGTGCCAGATACCTCGAACTGGCGGAGGGCCGCGAAGCCAACGAGGATTTTCTCTACGGCTGGGTTAAGGAGCGTGTCCTGTGAAGATGATCATTTTCGCTTTGCTTGTGCTGGTGGCTGTGCTCGTTCTGTTACTTCTGCGCAAATATACCCGGCTGGAGTTCGTAGGGCATGCCAGCTTGCTGCTGAAAACGTGGTCTGTAAAGCTGGGAGCTATCGGCGCGCTGGTTGGTGTATGGGCGCAGTCGTTCCCGGATGCTGCGCTGCACGCCTGGGCGGTGCTGCCGCCGGATATCAAAAACATCCTGCCGCCAAACATCGTTGCGTTGATTAGCCCTGCGCTGGTGGTGCTGGCCGTACTATCTCAATACGTACGCCAGCCAGCATTGAAAGAAAAGGCCGACGAACTGAAGGAGCAGCAATGAGCTTTGAAATTATCGCGGGACTGGTGGTCGTCATCCTGGGAGCTATTGCTGGCGCGTTCGGCATTGGTCATGCTCGCGGGGCCAGTAAGGCGAAAGCCAAAGCTGATCAGCAACGTACCGAAGAGAACGCCGCTGCTACTGTCGCCGCGGCAGAACGCCGTGCTGAAGTCACGAAAGGGGCCAGCGATGTACAGGAAGACGTTAAGCGTATGGGCGATGACGATGTTGATCGGGAGTTGCGCGAAAAGTTTACCCGCCCCGGTAGTCGTTGACACGGCCTGCAGCTGGGTGCGGATCATCTACCTGACTGACCACGATATCGATGTGTTGGATAAGCAGACCAAGCGTGACATCCTGGCGCACAACAAAGCAGTGCAGGCCAATTGCTCGCAGCTCACAGAGAAGGGTTCCAGGTAATTCAGCTACAAACGCAGAACACTTTAGGTATTGAAATTTACATGGCCACATGAACAAAAAATCAGAATACGAGACAACAGAGCGCTGAAAAATGAAAAGTTGGTATCTAAGTCAGGTGCATTAAGGCACTATGGATTTTCAATTCCTTCTATCTAAGAAGCTGCCCATGACAAGAAATTCACTCCCTCAACTTCCGCATGGTTATCGATACGGTGACGAGCACTCTATTCACCCTCATTGTGATGGGGATTATTTAGCTCCGCAGGGATATGTTATCAAGTCCGTTAACCTTGTAGATGGGGTGGTTATTTATGTGCCCATCCAACGCTACATCAAGCATCTAGATCTTTGGGTTAATGCCGAAGGAACTGTCGAATAAATTGTTAGTTACCGGCCTCGTTCGGGAGAGCTGAGAATTGCCATCAAAAGACCAGCAGAGATGCCTGGTGCTCTGGTTGAATGTTCCGGCAAGTTGAAAATGATTGGTTCAATGAGCTCTTTCGATATTTAAATGCTTTCGATAACTTAAATGAAGATATCATCACGTTATCACTGCCAGCCAACACCAAAACGGCAGTGGTCAGTTAAAAAGCAGAAAAGCCTCTCCCGGGTGGCTCCTGAGAGATTTTAGTTTTCTAACTGGTACCAACCAAAGGTCGCATTTTTTATGCGACCTTTTTTATTGTGCGTAACAGGCATCCGTAAGGAAACCGTTCAGCTTGTACACACGGCAAAGATAAATGCAAAAGCATCACAGAGGCTATTTTGTCGAATGGCTTCGATAATACTCCCCACATCGCACAGAGGTAAGACATGTCAGAGATCACTGCATCCGAGCAAATCCGCCTGGATATAATCAAGAAAGTTAATTATGACACCGCAGCGGCCAAGCTGGCCATTGACTGGGTAGGCGACAGCTATCTGAAGTCTGAGCTATTCACTGACTCTTTCGATCGTGTTTTCACGGAAAGTGAGATTGTCTCGAAGACCCGCAAGGCCATCCAGGAAGCGACTGAGGCGCTGGCGCTGTTTGATACCATCGCAGAACAGGCGAGCTAAGGCATTACAGCAGGCATTCACTGAGTGCCTGTGATAATGCTCAAGGAGCGATTACATGACCAAAGAACCACGCATATACGGCAGCAAATGGGACCGTGAGCGTCTTACCTTCCTTCGTGCGCACCCCTTGTGCGTCATGTGCCAGGAGCAAGGCAGGGTGACAGCGGCAACGGTGGTTGACCACATCATCCCGCACAAACTGAAAGAGGCTCTGCGCTCTGGTGACAGCCAGGAAATAGCGAAGGCTCAAAAGCTTTTCTGGAGCCGGAAGAACTGGCAAGGGCTGTGCAAGCAGCACCACGACTCAACGAAGCAGCGAATGGAGAAGCGTGGCACCGTGATTGGCTGCGATGAAAATGGGATGCCTCTGGACCCGGCTTCTCATTGGTTTAAGTGATAACCATTATCAATATACCTCAAAAGTGATTGTCATTTGAAATCATTAGCATTCAAATGATATCGATTCTCATCTGAGGGGGAGGGGCGGGTCAAAAGTTCAAAACCTCGAACCTAAATGACCGCCGCCAGTCCTTTTTGTGCACAACCGCGAAATGAAAAGTTTTTTTCCGGGAGGTTCCGATGGCAGGACGACGCCCGAAACCGACCCACCTCAAAGTGGTTACCGGCAACCCGGGCAAACGCAAACTTAACGACAAAGAACCATCGCCAGCGAGAGAAATACCAAGCCCTCCAGAGCACCTCACTGACTGGGGAAAGGTGGCGTGGGGGAAGCTGACCGTGCTGCTGGATGGCATGGGCATTTTAACCATTGCCGATACGCTGGCGCTCGAACGACTCTGCGATATTTACGCCGACATTCTGCAGCTTCGCCTGACTATTGCTGACGAGGGGCGAACTTACACCGTGCAGACCGAGGGCGGTTTTTTGATTAAGGCTAACCCGGCAGTAGCAATGTTGGCGGATGCTGATCGACGTTTTAAAAGTTACCTGGTTGAATTCGGTCTGACTCCGGCCGCCAGAACGAAGGTGAAAGTGGATGGTGGAGAAAAAGAAGAAGACCCGCTCAACCAGTTCTTCGGTTGATCCCGCCACGCAATATGCGCGGGATGTAGACTCCGGCAAAGAAATCGCCGGGCCTGACATCAGGAATGCCTGTAAGCGACATCTCAAAGATTTGGAATCCTGCCATGCTCGCGGGTTGGTATGGGATGTTGCAGCGGCGCAGCGCGCCATCGACTTTTTTGCCAAGGTACTGAAGCTCAACGGTGGTGAGCATGAAGGTAAACCCTTCAACCTGCTACCGTGGCAGTGCTTTATTGTAGGGTCGATATTCGGCTGGAAGAACTCGGATGGTTATCGTAGATTTCGCATGGTGTACGTTGAATCTGGTAAGGGTTCCGGCAAATCACCACTGGCTGGCGGAGTGGGGCTTTACTGTCTAACAGCAGATAAGGAGCCTCGTGCGGAGATATATGCAGCAGCAACGAAAAAAGATCAGGCCATGATCCTTTTTCGTGATGCTGTCGCGATGGTGGATCAGTCCCCTGCGTTAGCACAGCGAATAAATAAATCAGGCGGTGCCGGGAAAGAGTGGAACCTTGCGTTTCTTCAGACCGGCTCATTTTTCCGGCCTATCAGTTCGGATGATGGGCAGTCAGGGCCACGCCCACACTGTGCACTGATTGACGAAATTCACGAGCACAAAAACAACCAGGTTGTGGAAATGATGCGCGCCGGGACGAAAGGTCGTCGCCAGGCGTTGATTTTCATGATCACTAACAGCGGCCACGACAAAACCAGCGTCTGCTACGACTATCACGAGTATGGGCGTAAAGTTGCCGAAGGCTCGATTGAGGATGACAGTTTCTTTTCTTTCATTTGCTCCCTGGACGAAGGAGAAGACCCATTCAAGGACGAGTCCTGCTGGAAAAAAGCAAACCCCTCTCTTGGTCATACTTTTACCGATCGCTACCTGCGTGAGCAGGTTACTCAGGCTCGGGGGATGCCGTCGAAGGAAAGCATTGTTCGGCGGTTAAACTTCTGTCAGTGGGTGGATGCCGATAACCCATGGATGAGTAGCGATGTGTGGATGGGGTGCGAAGAGGACTTTGACCTGCAGGAGCTGCAGGGAGAAGAATGTTATGGCGGCCTGGACCTTTCAGGAACTCGCGACCTTACGTCTCTGGCGCTCTTTTTCCCTAAAAAAAGAAAGCTGCTGGTGGAGTTCTGGACACCAAAAGATACTTTGCTGGATAGAGCGAAAACAGACCGCGTACCTTACGACGCATGGGAACGGGGAGGCTATATTCATACCACTCCCGGAAAGGCGGTGAAATATGGCTTTGTTGCTGAGCGCATTGCTGATCTTTCCATGTTGTTCGATATCAAGGCGATCGCCTTCGACCAGTACCGCATAAAATATCTTGAGCCGGAATTAGAGAGCGCTTCTGTATCAGTACCGCTGATACCTCACGGGCAGGGATACTACAAGGCGCAGGATTCCGGACTGTGGATGCCTCATTCCATCGAACTTTTTGAACAGATGCTCGATGATGGCGTAATCATTATTAAAACAAACCCCTGCCTCCGATGGAACGCTGCTTCCGCCGTAACCGAAGCCGACCAAAAAGAAAACCGCATATTCGCCAAGAAAAAGAGTACTGGTCGAATAGATGGTGTGGTTGCGTCGGCGATGGCAATTGGTGCTGCAGAAGGTTATGAGCCTGATGATGGCGATATAGAGGGCTTTTTTGACGATCCGATCATAGTGGGTATCTGATGGCTAAGAATAAACAGCAACCAGGGCGCGTTAAGAGCGCTCTTTTAAACTGGCTTGGTGTTCCCATAAGCCTGACGACCGGTGAATTCTGGCGGGAGTGGTACGGAACCAGCAGTAGCGGAAAAGTGGTTACCGCTGACAAAGTTATCCGGCTTTCTGCTGTCTGGGCGTGCGTAAGACTCTTAAGTGAGTCAGTTTCCACGCTTCCGCTTAAAATTTACGAGCGGCAGGCTGATGGATCGCGAAAGCTGGCCCAGAACAATCCCGCCTACCAGATATTATGCAGGCGTCCTAACCCGGAAATGACCCCTTCCCGTTTCATGTTGATGATTGTGGCCAGTATTTGCCTGCGTGGTAATGCATTTGTCGAGAAGCTATATATCGGCAGCAAATTGGTTTCGCTGGTGCCGTTACTTCCGCAGAATATGGTTGTAAAGCGACTCGATAGCGGGAAGTTACAGTATACATACACGGAAAATAGCGTTAAGCGGATCATTCCAGTAGACCGGATGATGCATATCCGCGGATTTGGTCTTGATGGTGTGTGCGGGATGATGCCGACAATGGCCGGGGTTGACGTTTTCGGCGCTGCTATGTCGGTTGATGAAGCCGCGGCAAAAATCTTCGAAAATGGCCTGCAAAGTACCGGTTTCCTGTCTTCAAAAACGGCGCTTAATAAGGAACAGCGAGAAAGATTGCGTCAAAACCTTCAGTCTTTTATTGGTTCTAAAAACGCCGGGAAACTGATGGTTCTGGAAAATGAACTGACTTACCAGAATGTCACTATGAACCCGGAGGCCGCGCAACTCCTTGAAAGCCGTTCATTCAGTATTGAGGAAATTTGTCGCTGGTTTCGTGTACCGCCATTTATGGTCGGCCATACGACAAAACAATCAAGCTGGGCTTCGAGTCTTGAAGGGATGAACATGCTGTTCCTGACTCATACCCTGCGTCCTCTGCTGGTCAATATTGAGCAGGAAATATCGCGTTGTCTTCTGAACAGTGATGAGGACTTGTTTGCTGAGTTCTCCGTTGAAGGGCTTCTGCGCGCCGATAGCGCAGGACGTGCGGCGTACTATACCAGCGCCCTGCAAAATGGCTGGATGTCGCGCAACGATGTGCGAAGGCTGGAAAATATGCCGCCAATTGAAGGCGGTGATATTTATACAGTTCAGCTCAACCTGACTCAGTTGAAGAATCTTGAAAACAGCAACCCGGCGGTTCAGGCGCTGGCTGTAAGAGAACTTCATAACCACGTATTCCCTGATATTCCTTTCGAGCAATCGCCACTTAAACAGGCTGCTTAGGAGCCAATCCCCATGACAATTAGACAACTTCCGGTTGCTCCGGCGGGGCGCCCGTGCGCGGGTGTTACCAGTGAACCCTTGCCTTCAGCGCTTGAGCGGTGGAACGGCGGAATCAGAGCTGCAACCGATAATGACAACGCCATTTCAATTTTTGATGTCGTTGGGCGTGATTACTGGGATGAAGGCGTAACAGCAAAGCGCATTTCCGGTGCACTTCGCTCAATGAACGGCGCAGACGTTACGGTGAATATCAACTCGCCGGGTGGCGACATGTTCGAAGGTCTGGCTATTTATAACCTTCTCCGCGAATACGAAGGCCATGTAACGGTGAAGGTGCTGGGCATTGCCGCCAGTGCCGCCTCAATAATTGCGATGGCCGGGGATGATATTCAGATTGGCCGCGGTGCCTTTCTGATGATCCATAACTGCTGGTTGTACGCGATGGGAAACCGCCATGACTTCGCTGAACTGGCGCAGTCACTGGAGCCATTCGATACCGCAATGGCTGATATTTACGCGGCGCGATCCGGCCTTGATATTGCCGCCGTTCAGAAACTAATGGACGCCGAAAGTTATATCGGTGGCAGCGATGCTGTGGCGAAGGGACTGGCAGACAGCCTGCTTTCTGCTGATGCGGTCAGCGACGGCGACGAATCACCTGCAGCTGCGCTTCGCAAACTTGATGCACTGCTGGCGAAAACAAATACCCCCCGGTCCGAGCGCCGGAAATTAATCAAAGCATTAACAGGTAACACGCCGGGCGCTGTTACCGATCCCGATGGTAAGCCGGGCGCTGCCGAAGATATCAAACCTGAAACCCTCAATTCACTTGAAAGCGCTCTTGCGGCGTTAGTCAAATAAGGACCATGTATGTCTGATGTAAACGAGATTCTGAAAAAAGTCACCGCTTCCATTGAAGAAGCAACCGGCAAATTTAACGCCAAAGCGGAAGAAGCGCTGACTGAAGCGAAAAAGAACGGCAAATTGTCGGCGGAAACCAAAGAAACCGTGGACAAAATGGCGACTGAGTTTAATGCGCTGAAAGAAGCCGAAAAGACTCTTAAAGCAGCGCTGGGCGAACTGGAGCAGCATGTTGCACAGATGCCGCTGGCAAACGCAAAACAGGTTATTGAAACTGTCGGCCAGCAGGTTATCTCTGCTGAAGCCATTAAAGTTCTGTCGTCCAGCATCGAAGGGAACAAGCGTATTTCTGTTCCTGTCAAAGCTGCTCTGATTTCTAGTGACGTTCCTGAGGGGGTTGTTGAACCACAACGACTGCCGGGTATTGATGTAGCGCCAAAGCAGCGGTTATTTATTCGCGATCTTATCGCGCCAGGCCGTACGGGTTCACCGGCCATTTTCTGGGTGCAGCAGACCGGCTTTACCAATGCTGCGGCAGCGGTACCGGAGAACACAACCAAGCCGTACAGCAATATTGAGTTCACGCCGAAAATCACTCCAGTGACAACCATCGCGCACATGTTCAAGGCATCCAAGCAGATTCTGGACGACTTCGCCCAGTTGCAGTCCATGATTGATGCGGAAATGCGTTACGGCCTTAAGTACGTCGAAGAACAGGAGATTCTGTTTGGTGATGGCACTGGCGCTCACCTCCATGGCATCGTGCCGCAGGCTACGGCTTACAGCGCGGCATTTGCCGTTGAACAGCAGAATGGTATTGACGATCTGCGCCTGGCAATGCTTCAGGCTCAACTTGCCCGATTCCCTGCATCCGGTCACGTCCTGCACTTCATGGACTGGGCGAAAATCGAACTGACTAAAGACACCCTGGGGCGCTATATCCTGGCGAACCCGGCTGCGTTGACGGGGCCGACGCTGTGGGGGCTTCCGGTTGTCGCCACTGAAGCAGCAGCTTTCCAGGGCAAGTTCCTGACAGGTGCATTTAATGCTGCGGCACAGCTTTTCGACCGCGAAGACGCAAACGTTGTGATCTCGACGGAGAACAGCGATGACTTCGAGAAAAACATGATCTCTATTCGCTGTGAAGAGCGTCTGGCGTTAGCAGTAAAACGCCCTGAAGCATTTATTTATGGCTCCTTTACTGTGCCGGCTTCCGGCGGCCAGTAATTTTTCTGGCGGCCTCCGGGCCGCTATTTTCGGAGTAACACGATGAAACTTATCGCGGTGAAACCAATTTATTTTGGTGGGGTAGTGGTGACTGAAGGTGAGTCACTGGAGACGCTGGAACAGCATGGCCGTGAGTTGGTTCAAAAAGGTTATGCACGGCTGGTAGATGTTGATAATTCTGCGCAGCCGGAACAGCCGGAACAGCCGGAACAGCCGGAACAGCCGGAACAGCCGGAACAGCCGGAACAGCCGGAACAGCCGGAACAGCCGGAAACTGTGCCAGAGAAGAAGGCTAAAAAATAATGTTAGAACTTGAAGTGGTTAAAAAGCACTGTCGCATTGAGCCTGACTTTACCGATGACGACTCACTATTGACCCTCTACATCGGAGCTGCTTCTCGTTATGTCGAAACAAGGACTCGTCGCAAAATGTATGAGTCCGAAACCAGCGAGGGGTATGCAGATGATCCTGATTCAATTCTCCCTGGCGATGATGTGAAAGCAGCGATGCTTCTGCTTATCGGTCACTGGTACGAAAACCGTGAAACGGTCTCTGTCGGTCAGGCTGCTACAGATATTCCGTTTACTGTCGAGGCACTTCTCCAGCCTTACAAAATTTATGGTATTTAAGCGGGGGAATTATGCAGGCAGGACGATTACGGCACCGGGTTACCATTCAGAACTTCACAACCTCCAGAACGCCTTCAGGTCAACCGGTTGAAAAATGGGAAGATGGGAAAACCATCTGGGCCGAGGTTAAGGGTATAAGCGGTCGTGAGCTGTTAGCCGCTGGCGTTGAGCAAGCTGATGCGACAATCCGAGTCTGGGTGCGTTTTCGTACAGATATCTCAGCCTCTTCCCGCCTGAAAGTACGCACTGGCCCGTTTAAAGGCGCTGTTCTTAACGTTACCGGGCCTCCGGTTCCGGACATCAAAGGTACCCGGCTGGAAATTCTCTGCAAACAGGGGGGCGAAAAATGATTGATGTGAATCTGGATTTTTCCGGGCTGCAGGATATCGCCCGCGATCTGCAAACGCTCAGCAAGGCCGAAAATAATAAAGTTCTCCGGGAGTCGACCCGTGCTGGTGCCGAATTGCTCCGCGAGGAGGTGATTGATCGCGCTCCTGAGAAATCCGGAAAACTGAAGAAAAACGTTGTTGTTGTCACCCAGAAAAGTCGCCGTCGCGGTGAAATTTCATCTGGGGTGCATATTCGTGGCGTTAACCCGCGAACTGGTAACAGCGACAATACAATGAAGGCCAGCAACAAGCGGAATGCGTTTTACTGGCGCTTCGTGGAGTTGGGAACATCTACAGCGCCTGCACATCCGTTTGTTCGCCCAGCTTTTGATACCCGCATGGAAGAAGCTACGCAGGTGGCGATGCAGCGGATGAATCAGGCTATCGATGAGGTGTTATCAAAATGACAGAGGATGATCTCTATGACCTGCTGTCGACGCTGGCAGACGGGCGGGTTTATCCGTATGTGGTGCCGCTAGGCAGCGACGGACTTCCTGCAGTTTCCACTCCCTATGTCATTTTCTCGATACCGACTGATGTTGCCGGGGATGTTTTCTGCGGCCAGGCAGAGTCGACACTGCGCATTCAGGTTGATGTATGGGCTGAAACGAATGACGAAGCCAGAGCGTTACGCCTGGACGCCCTGGCTCGCCTGCAGGTTCTTTCACCTGTCGAGGTGACAAAAATTCCTGGCTACGACACGACAACCCATCTTCATCGGGCAACCCTCGAAATAACGGTCATTGCCTGACAAATACCAATCCAATCCGACCGCCGCTGGCGGTTTTTTCATTTATGGAGGCTGCGATGTCAGCACTATTTGAACGTGCCCAAAAAACGGTAGTAATGATTACCTCTGTGCCGGTCACCGCGGCAGAGCTGGATACCGCAACCTGGTTAAACCTGAGTTGCACTATCAAACAGGCAAGCTTTACCGCTGGTCAGAAAAACGATATTGACGTGACAACGCTCTGTTCGGATGAAACGGAAAATATCAACGGCCTTCCTGCTCCGTCTGAAATGTCACTTTCCGGTAACTTCTACCGCAACCCGGCGCAGGATGCACTTCGTGCAGCATATGATAACGACGGGGTTTATGGGTTTAAGGTTATTTTCCCGTCTGGTAATGGATTCCTGATGCGCGCTGAGGTACGTCAGCACACCTGGGATTCTCAAACCAATGGCGTGGTTGCTGCAACGTTCTCGCTGCGTCTGAAAGGTAAACCCACCAATATTAACGCCCCAGGAGTTCTGTCGTTTGCTACTGACCTTCCGGCGTCCCAAACGGTCGCGGCAGGAAGCGCCCTGACCATGGGCGTGGTCGTCCAGGGCGGTACGGCACCTTATACCTACGCCTGGAAAAAGGGCACCTCGACGGTCAGCGGCCAGACCAGCGCAACGTTTACGAAAGCCAGCGCTGTATCCGGTGATGCCGGGGTTTATTCCTGCGTGGTTACTGATGCCGATGGCACTGTGATCACTTCTTCTGATTGCACCGTCACCATCAATTAACGGAGCGCCGGGCGACCGGCGATAAACTTAATGTCAAAACCGAGTCTTAAAGCACTGGCACTGGCACCGATGGCGGGCTTTCGTAAAAAAGAAGTCATCGTTCCGGAGTGGGATAACGCCAAAGTCATCATTCGTGAGCCATCAGCAGAAGCCTGGATTCGCTGGCAGGGCATTGCCAGCCCGGAACCACCCAAACCACCGGAAGGGCAGGAGCCCCAGGAGGCACCAGAACTGACCCCTTCAGAACGAGCCTTCCGCACGATGCGGGCCGACGTCACGCTTTTCATCGATATTCTGCTGGATACCGACCTGCAGCCCGTCTTTACTGTCGATGACACCGAACAGGTTGAAGCGATCTATGGCCCTGTGCATTCCCGGCTGTTGAAGCAGGCACTTGATCTCATTCGTGACGCGGATGATGCTAAAGCAAAGTAAAAATGCCTGGCATGCAGTTCCTGATGGCGCTGGCGCTCCGGATGGGCCGCACGCTGGGCGAACTGCGACAAACCATGACGGTTGGCGAATTCAGGATGTGGGCTGAGTACGACCGTATCAGCCCAATCGGCGATATTCGCGGCGATATCCTCAATGCTCAGCTGGTATCTGCGGTTTACGGAGCGCAGGGCGTTAAAGTCACCATTGAAGATGCTCAGCTTCAGTGGAGCACAGAAGAGAATGAGGTAAACGACGGCGGCGATCCCTTTGCAGGGCTGGAAGCGGCGCTTCTGGCTGCGTCAGCATAGCCAGTAATAATTCGTGTGGATGCCACTCATAACAGGTGTTATGTTGTTTTTTTTTGACACACGGAGTGCTTTAAATGACTACTACTGGCTGGATATTATTATTTGTTTTTGCTCGCCTTATTGATCTTGTTATCTGGTATTTCCTGAACAGAGGAAGCGTAAGAGCTAATGATCAGATCGCTATGCTTAAAGAAATCTCTGAAAAGCAAAGTGCTCAAATTGATCTTCTGATTGCACTTGCTCATAAAAAAGAGGAACCAGAAAAAGATTATCTGGAAGAAGCAAGGAAAAAAGCTGGTTTAATTTAATAATATTGAAATCATAAAAAAGCCCCACAATGTGGGGTTTTTTGTTTCTGAGGAAATGAAATGGCAACCCTGCGTGAACTTATCATTAAAGTTTCTGCTAACTCTCAGTCATTCCAGACCGAGATAGCCCGCGCGTCACGTATGGGGGCTGATTATTATAAGACAATGCAGAATGGCGGCAGGCAGGCTGCGGCTTCAGTTCGGGAAACTCGCCGTTCTGTTGCTGAGCTAACTGACCAGATGGAGTCAGCAAAGGCTACCGCACTGGGATTAACCGGGGCATTTGCTGGTGCTTTTGCTACGGGGCATTTAATATCCCTGGCTGATGAATGGAATTCAGTAAACGCCCGCCTAAAACAGGCATCTCAATCAACTGATGATTTTACCAGCTCTCAAAAACAGCTGATGGATATCAGTCAGAAAACGGGCACATCTTTTTCTGACAACGCTAATTTATTTTCCCGTTCAGCAGCCTCAATGCGGGAATATGGTTACAGCTCCAGCCAGGTGCTGGATATTACTGAGGCTATTTCTACTGGTTTAAAACTTTCTGGCGCGAATGCTCAGGAGTCCAGTTCGGTCATCACTCAGTTTAGCCAGGCTCTGGCGCAGGGCGTGCTGAGAGGTGAAGAATTCAATGCCGTCAACGAGAGCGGCGACAGGGTTATACGGGCGCTTGCGGCAGGGATGGGGGTTGCGCGTAAAGACCTTAAATCTATGGCGGATCAGGGGCAGTTAACCATTGATAAAGTAGTGCCAGCCCTCATCAGCCAGCTTGGTAAGCTACGGAATGAATATGGTGAATTGCCGCAGACTGTTTCATCGTCGGCAACAAAAGTTGAAAACGCTTTTATGCAATGGGTCGGTGGAGCTAATGAAGCTAGTGGCGCGACAAATACCCTGACCGGATTACTTGATGGCGTAGCCAACAATATTGATCAGGTCGCCACTGCTGCCGGAGCGCTTGTTGCCGTTGGTGCAGCCCGATATTTGGGAAATATGGCTCTTGGTGCCAGCTCTGCAACGGCTGGGATTATTAACGCTGCAAAAAGTGAAGTAGCTTTAGCTGAAGCCCAGGTCAGAGGGACGCAGGTTTCGACAGCTCGCGCGCGTGCTGCAGTTTATCGTGCTCAGCAGGCACTGGCAGCGGCGCGGGGTACAGACGCGCAGGCCGCCGCAGAAAAACGGCTCTCACTGGCGCAGGAGTCACTTAACCGTAATATTCAGGCCAGAGTATCCGCTCAGACTGCGCTGAACTCGGTTACTGCTGTAGGTTCCCGGCTCATGGGTGGAGCATTAAGCCTCGTTGGCGGTATTCCAGGGCTGGTTTTGCTTGGTGCCGGTGCCTGGTACACGATGTACCAGAATCAGGAACAGGCCAGATTATCCGCTCAGGAATATGCAAACACCATTGATGCAGTCCGTGAAAAGACAAAATCAATGTCCCTGCCCGAAGTTTCTGATAATGAGACCAAAACCCGTCAGGCGCTGGAGGAGCAAAACCGTCTTGTTGATGCACAGGTATCAAAAGTAAAAAGCCTGAAGGAAGAGATCGCGGGCTATCAGTATGTTCTGTCCAACCCCGGGCCGACAACCAGTGGCGGTTTCATGATAAACCACCTTACTTCGGTTGAAACGGTCACCCGTAGTCTGGAAGAAGCGACTTCCGCTCTGGCCGTTGAACAGGAGAGGCTGACTCAGATGCAGGCTAAGTCTGAGTCGATCCAGTCGGTACTGGAAGGGATAGAGAACAGGCGAATAGCATTAATCCGGCAGCAGGCCGCAGAACAGAATTCAGCATATCAATCGTTATTAATGATGAACGGTGAGCATACTGAATTTAACCGTTTGCTGGGTCTCGGAAATAATCTCCTCATGGCCCGGCAGGGGCTGGTAAACGCACCACTACGCTTACCGCAGGTAGACCTCACAACCCAGCAAACGGCTGCACTTGAAAAAAGCCGTCGTGATCTGGCGCTTTCAAAACTCAAAGGTGAGGACAAAGAGCGCGCACGACTGGGTTATGCTGCGGATGACCTGGGGTTAACTAACGACCCACAGTTTCAGACCGGACGGCAGGAGTTGATTAATAACGGCCTGAATGAATGGAGAAACAACCAGGAAAATAAACCCAAGCCAAAAGGAAGGCATGGGAAAACCGAGGCGGAGAAAACCGAAGATACCTATACCCGGCTGATTAAACAGCAACGGGAGCAAATTGCTCTTTCCAGCCAAAACACTGAACTGGCAAAGATGAAATATCAGGTTACTCAGGGGGAATTATCTTCGCTTGAAAAATCCAAAAAAGAAACATTGCTGCACAATGCTGCGCTTATTGATCAGAAAAATATCGCTGAACAGTTAAAAACATTCCGCGAAGGTCTGGCCGACAGTAATGCTGCCGCCCGGGAAAGGGGGAATATCGATTTCCTCGGCGCGGGACAAGGGGATAAAGTCCGTGATCGAATGAAGGAAATGGCGGATATTCGCGCTGATTTTCTGAGGCAGCAGCGTGATTTACAGCGTGATTTCAGTCGTGGGCAGATTTCCGAAGACCTGTATAAAAAGCAAACGGAAGCGCTTAAAACAGCGCTTGCCGAACGCCTGGATATTCAGGAGGAGTATTACAAAAAAACCGATGAACAGCAGTCAGACTGGCGGGCAGGGGTCAGCGATTCCCTGATGAATTATGCCGATCAGGCTTCTGATCTGAGTTCAATGGCTGCCACTGCAACCAGCGAAATTCTGGATGCCACCACTAACTCTATTTCCAACAACCTGACCAACGTCCTGACGGGCGCTGCTTCTTTTAAAGATGGGATGTCTAATATTTTCTCTTCCCTGGGCGAAACGGTGATTAAGACGCTGATCCAGATGGCAACACAGGCTTTAATCACCAAAGCAATTATGGCGTCATTTGGCGGCGGAGCGGGTGGGTTGTTCGGTAGTCTTTTTGGCGGTGCCAGCGGTGCGGCAAGTAGTGGTACCGCTATTCAAAGCGCGGGAGCTAATTTTTCATTTAACGCTCTCGGAGGCGTTTACGATTCTCCGTCACTTTCTGCCTACAGCAATGGTGTTTACAGCACTCCCCAATATTTTGCGTTTGCGAAAGGGGTAGGTGTATTCGGCGAGGCTGGGCCGGAAGCCATCATGCCCCTTACCCGTGGCGCTGATGGTTCGCTGGGGGTCAGAGCTGTTGGACGGGAATCACCGGCGGTACAGAACGCTGCGAGACAGCAGCAGGAAAGACAACTTCTTTCAACTGGTGACATCAACGTCAATTACCACCTCACTGGTAAACCGGATGATGTGATGATGCAGACATTGGATGCCCACGGCCGCCGCCTGGCTAAACAGATAAAATCTGAACTGACGAGCGACGTAAACAATCCTCAAAATGCCTTCGGTAGAGCTCTTTACTCCAACCTTCAGCCCAAAAAACCACGATAACCTGCCCGGAGGGAATATTCATGGCAGATATTTTCTACCCGGACGAATACCTGCCCATGCCGCTTATGGACGGGTACGGGTTTAAGCCCATATCACCTTTACTGCGAACGGAGATGACGTCCGGTCGCGCTCAACAACGAAGGCGATATACCTCAACACCCACCCAGGCATCAGTTAAATGGATTTTTAAAACTGATGCTCTGGCGCAGGTGTTTGAGGCGTTTTTCAGGGATGCGCTTAAAGATGGCCAGTCCTGGTTCTATCTGAAACTCCAGACTCCCATCGGGGTAAAGCCCTATAAAGCCAGGTTCGTGGATATTTACGAAGGGCCGACGCTGGTCGCGCCAAAATACTGGCAGTACAGCGCAACGCTGGAATTATGGGAACGCCCGTTACCGCCTTCTGGCTGGGGGAATTACCCGGAATGGCTGGCTGGCCAGTCGTTACTGGATATTGCGCTAAACAGAGAGTGGCCGAAGCATGACAATTCTTGAGCGACTATATGCCAGCAGCGGATCGGAGGTTATTCACGATACGCTGCAGATATCAGCAGGCGATGATAACTACTGGCTAACCAGTGGCTGGGATGACGTTTCAGTGACGCTGGAAAATGGTCAGCCGGTGACGTTTGATGCCAGCGCGATAGATATCGCCTTACCAGCCAGGAACGCCGACGGGACACAGGATTTAAAGTTTGCTATCAGCAATATTGACGGACGGGTTTCAGAGGCGATCGATAAAATTCTGGATGAAATGAAATCAGCCACGCTGACATTCCGGCGGTACATTTCATCCGATCTGTCTGCTCCGGCATCATCACCGTATACGCTCGATATCAAATCCGGCTCCTGGACCCCGACAGCAGTTCAGGTCACGGCAGGCTATATGAATGTCCTCAAAACAGCCTGGCCCCGTAAACGTTACAACCTCGCCGAGCATCCGGGCTTACGTTACTAATCTGAGGCAAATATGTTTAACCCTGATAAATACCGTTCAGTCACCTGGCTGAAGGGCGGGCGCGTATATCCGCAGCTCGACTGCTTCGGCATTGTAAATGAGATACGTCGCGACCTGGGGCTACCTGAATGGCCGGATTTTGCAGGTGTGACCAAAGAAGGCGGGGCCTCGACCGGGAAGCGAGAAAGCTGATGCTTACGCTGAAACGTTGTGAACCCTGTGAAGGTGCCGGAGTGGCTTGCTATTCGGGTTCAACGGTTTCCCATGTTGGGATCGTTGTGATGCTCGATAACCAGCTGCAGGTCGCGGAATGCAATCCAGGCTCGGGGGTTACGTTTCTGCCACTGTCGCGATTTATCCGTCGCTTTAACCGCGTGGAGTTCTGGCAATGACGATAAAGTTTTACCCGTCCCGGCTACCGGGTGAACCCCTTGAAACGCACGAGCATGGTGTGCTGACGCTGCATGAGTGGATGAGCAGAAATGTCCCGAGCTATTCACAGGATAAAACTCATCCTGTCGTGATCGAGCTGAACGGCCAGGCAGTCCCCCCGGCGGAATGGCCGTTATGTTTGTTGCGGCCAGACAGCGACGTGCGGATATATCCCATTCCGTATGGCACGGGGCTTGAAATTGCCGCGTGGGTTTCTGTGGCCGTATCCATTGCGTCTACGGCCTATGCATTATTCTTTGCCCCAAAACCAGAGCTGGGTGGCTTTTCATCCAGTAACGCTTCATCGCTGGATCTGAATCCGGCTAAAGCCAATACAGCGAAGCTTGGCGATCCCGTTAGGGAGGCTTTTGGGCGAAACCGGATATACCCGGATTACCTGGTGCAGCCGGTAACGCGATTCGACCCCGCTGATCCCACCAGAATGACGGTCGAAATGTTTGTCTGCCTTGGATATGGGCGTTTCTCCTATACCGGTGGGGATTTTCGGGTAGGAGAAACTCCGGCGCTGACCTTAGGCGAGGGCTTTTCATATACCAGCTATGGGCCTGGCGATAATGTGGCTGGGGATCGTCGCAGTGAGATATGGTTCAACTCAACGGAAGTTGGGGGAACGTCGAGCGGCAGCGGCCTCGATATGGCTCAGACTGCCCCTGAAGCCAGTGATATCGTTGCTGATGCCATGACCGTCAGCGGTGCCTCTGTCTCGTTTTCTGGCCTCGATGTCGATGATGATAATGATGAAGACGAGGATGAGAACAAACTTCCTCCTGGCTGGATCGCCGGTGCAATTGTCACCCTGAAAGCGCCAGTGAATTATCAGGTATCCATCGAGGGCGGTTTTAACGTGCTGACAGGCGACGTCGTGTCAGAGATCGCGCCATTCAGCGGAATGCCTGTCACCCTAACGTTTAACGGTACTGACTATGACCTGCAGATCGCCACGTATACCCCTCACCAGGACGCCGTTCCGGGAACAGGGGGAGCGACTGCGGTATTACGCGCCAGTGCCTCGCCGTCAACGTATGACTTTACGACAACCAGCCAGACCTTTGCTCTGACCTGGCAGGGTATCACCTATACCATATCTCTGGTCGCCAACTACGGCACAATGTCTGGCTTGCTCGCAGCGATCAACGGCGGGTTGAATGGTTCGGGGCTCATTGCTCAGGATGATGGCGGCGTGATACGTATCGTGGAGATCTCCAGCCCCTGGCGTGGCGGTTCCATTACGTCATCATTCCTGCCTGCGTCAGTATTTGGCGACAGCCCGGTATTTACAGCTGGTACAGCATCCAGCGGCGGAAGCACTGCGGTAACAGCCAGCGTGACGCTGGCATACGATTCTGGCACTGCCTTTTCCGGATTGCCGGAAGGCACTCAGCGGATTTCCCTGGCGCACCGTGGCAACGAATACCAGATAGCGTCTACTGATGGTCCCTCTGCGACCGTACAGCGTGTGGTTAACGGTGTCGTTGACAGCACCTGGTCAGGCTTTATGACCCGTACCGTCGTGGATTTTGCCGCGTCTGGTATTAACGATAATGAAACCTGGCTCGGCCCCTTTCTGGCCTGCCCGCAAAATGAAGTTGTGGATGCCTTCGAGGTCAACTTTGCTTTCCCAAACGGAATTTGCGGGTTCCAGAACAACGGGAATAAGCGGGTCCGCCATGTCGAGTATGAAATCCAGTATCGCGTTTATGGTTCCGGATCAGGGTGGACGAGTAAGCCAGGGGTTTACGCGCTTAAAAACATTAATGGCCTCGGTTTTACAGAGCGTTTTGATCTGTCCTCTCCTGGGCTGGTGGAGGTTCGATGCCGCCGCCGTAACGAGCAGGGGAGCAACAACGCGAGAGACACCATGTTCTGGCAGGCGCTCAGAGGTCGTTTGCTTTCCCGTCCGACCTCCTACGCAGGGATATCAACAATAGGGATCACGGTTGAAACCGGCGGCCAGCTGGCGGCCCAGTCAGACAAGCGTGTGAGTGTTGTCGCCACACGAAATTATGATGGCGGTGGTGACAGGACAATCAGCGGTGCGTTCCTGCATCTTGCCCGCAGTCTTGGATATCGCGACGACCAGATCGACATTGCGGCGCTCAGTACGCTGGAGGATACCTACTGGACGCCAAGGGGAGAATATTTTGATCACCAGGCAAGCAGTGACAGCACGTCAGCAAAGGATATTTTCGACAAAATAGCCGAGGCTGGCATGGGGTATTTTCTGCTGTCTGACGGGTTGCTTTCTGTCGGGAGAGAGGGCGTCAAAAGCTGGACAGGGATCATTACTCCTCAGGATACCGTGGAGGAAATGCAGACGTCATTCAGGGTCCCGTCGGAGGATGATTTTGATGGCGTGGATGTGAAATATATCAACCCTGTGACCTGGGCGGAGGAAACCGTACAGTGCCGGACGCCGGAAAATCCTTTTCCGCGCAAAACGGAGGCCTACACCATTGATGTTGCCATGACTGCAGATCGCGCCTGGCGTATCGGGATGCGTCGGTTAATGAAATATCTCCACCAACGCCGGACATATACGGCTACGACTTCAATGCTGGGATGGTGTCATGACTTCGGTGATCACATCATTTTGTCCGACGACATTCCAACCGGGAAAACCCAAAGTTGCCTGATTGACGCGATGATTTACGACTTCCAGGAAATTACGCTGCACGTCACGGAGCCACTGGACTGGAGCTACGCGAATCCTCGCTGCTGGATACAGTTTCAGGACGGTCGACCATCATCGCGAATGCTCACGCCGCAACGGGTGGATGATTTCACGCTGACGGTGCCGTACAACGACGACCTGCATCCGGAAGACTGGATTATGGACGACCCAGATATTGATCCGCCGAAGTTATTGTTCTGCGACAGTGAAAAGGGTGCGCGGCATGGGATAGTCCAGGAGGTTGCCCCATCAGGTGACAGCAACTGTCAGATTACTGCACCTGAATATAAAGAAATTTTCTACCAGTACGACGACGCCACATACCCCGGCGACGCTGCTTAATACCAAAAAAATCCCTTTCAACTTTTCTTTCGCTCAAACCCTCGTTTGGGCGAAGCCTCTTTTTGGAGCAAAAAACATGGCCTTTAACCCGGAGCTGGGGAGCACGTCTCCCGCTGTGTTGCTCGATAACGCCGAGCGCCTGGATAAGCTGGTCAATGGGCCCGCCGCAGATGTTCCCGACCGTGGCGGTGATCCTCTTTATTCATGGCGCCAGATGATGGCGAAAAACGATGAGGTCAGGCAGAACCTGATCCCCCTAAGTCGCCAGTACATGACGCTGGCCGATGCTCAGGCAGATATTGCAAATATTCCTGAAGGAAGCACGACGTATTACCGCAGCCCTGATGATAGCGCGCTGGCTATTGAGGTTATTAACCACGGTGAAACGCTTGAGCCTACCGGGCGGAAAATGCCATCTCAGGAATCTATTGATGGCCGGGTGTATTTATCTGAAGGGAGTGAACTAACCAGGGTTATCGCTGCTGGAAAACCTGTGCTCATACAGGATGAGCTCGGGCGTGTATACCTGGCGGGAATGGAAGCGCCGGTGCAGGAAGTTTTAGACAGAACTGATGAAACGAATAATAGCTCAGTCCACCTTAACCGGGACTCAGCAGGAAATGTGGTCTTGCTTCAGGATGAGAACGGGCAACTGTATGCCCCCGGGTTGAATGGCTCAGTGCAGGATGAGTTCGACAGAATACGCCGGAAGATAAACAGCAATCGTTCTCCTTATCTTAATGTCATGCCCGATGCTCTGGAGGCGGTGTGGCAACGAGTGGATGAGCTTGGCCGGCTTTACTTACCGGGTATGACTTCCGGCTTACAGACTCAGCTCAGCAGAAATACAGAGCGCCTGCGTGAGCTTGCGAACAACCGACAGGTTTATGATGCGCGTGATTTCGGGCTGCGTAGCGAACAGGGAGATCGAAACGAATACATCATAAACGGCGTTATCAATGCTGCCGCGCGAAATGGTGGTGGCGTGGTTTATATTCCGCCAGGTAACTGGGGGCTGCTGAACTACATTACCCCGCGTTCTGGGGTGAGCATTATTGGCGCAGGAACCGGAGCCACAATTCTGCGGCCGCGTGGTTCCTACGCCGCCATTCAGCGATTGCCGGATGACGACAGTTATCTTTCTGATTGTCTGTTCCAGGATTTCGCCATTGATGGCAGCGAGCAGACTCTGATCGGAGATACGACTTATGACAGCCGGATAAAAGGGTTTTATTTCTTTTTCTTTAAGCGTTGTTTCTTCAACAGGCTTCTAATTCAGAATACCGGCGCAACCGGGCTGGGTGTCGATTACGCCTACGACTCAACCATGACCAATATCACAACAGAGAATTGCGGACGACTGGCCCCGGCAGGACAGGCCGGGGCATCAGGAATTGGTATTGGTACCGGAGGGAATCTCGATGAACCGCTGTATATCGGTGGGACGTTCAACCGGAATAACAGGAATTTCGGGATTTTCGGAGAATGGGCCCGCCGCGAAAATTCGAAAAACCATAGCCGGTATAGCATCTACGCCAACAATGTTTGCACCGGAAACGGTATGGCAGGGATTGGTGACTGTGGCCTGGACGGTCTGGTGTGTATCGGAAATGACCTGACTAATAACACCGGATACGGCTTTCTACAGGATACCGGAACAATGGATGTTGTAGATGGAAGGCCGGCACCGGGCTCCCGAGGGATACTGATGGGTAACAATATCAGTCGTAATGGTAAGTCAGGGATTGGATATGAAGGCGCAGTTGTCGCCGGGAGCGGGTATCACTACAAGGACAACATCATTAATGATAATGCTGAATTCGGCATCGAAATCACGGCGGGCTCACTGGAATATAACGACGTATGGATATTCGGGAATGAGATGGCCAGGAACGGGCGGGATGGATTTCGCCTGGTGAGCGGCACCATGAAAAATGTCGATATTGAGCACAACCGAGTTTTCAACAACGGGCAGGATATTGCGAACGGTGGTGGCTCTGGTCTTGTTATAAACGGGAATATTACTGGTGGCTCCATAACCAGCAATAAATTACGTGATAATCAGAGCAGCAAAACACAGGACTACGGTTTGTGTGGCAATGGAAACCTGACCGATGTCGATATTGATGGAAACCATTATGTCGGCTTTAAAACGGCGGCTGAAAATCTCACGGGTACAAAAATTAATGTGACCTATGGTCGTAATCCAGGAAAAGACTAAGGATCTAAAATGGCTCTTGAACTGAAAAGCAATTCTGAATATAAAGGCGACCCATCACAGCTGCCGGGGGCAAACGCTCCTATGCCAGATAATGCGTCGCTTTACCTCGACTTTAAGAACGGGCTTTATTTAGCCCGAAACATTACCACAGGCAAACTTTTCCGAAGTACGTTGATAAGTGAAATCACCAGTTTTGCTCGCGCTTCGCAAAAGACCGTCGTCGGTCCTTACGGTATTCTCCAGACCGTGGCTGATAATGAACCTGCTGTTGTTTATGACCCCGTTACCCGTAAACGGCGTGGTATTACGTTACATAACTCCACGTCTAACAAGGTAATTTACAGCGAGGATTTCACGCAAACGGCCTGGGCGAAAACTGGGGTCACGGTGGCAGCGGCCGCGGCAGTTTCACCTGACGGCAATACGTCAGCAACGCTGGTGACAGAAGGGACCGGTAACACCGTTCATACCCTGGAAGAAGTGAATGCAACGGCATCCGCAGTTGGCCAGTACCACACCTACAGTATTTATGTGAAGAAGGGAACTGCGCGATTTGTACAGTTATATGCGCTGCCTGCATCTTCCGGAAATACGTTTGCGAACTTCGACCTGGATAAAGGGGTCGTAGTCAAAGTATCGCCGACGGTTCAACAAGCGGGAATTGAACCGGGGCCGAATGGATACTGGCGGATCAGCATTACGATCCGTATCTATGCGACGTATCCGGCGGGCGGGGCCGGGTTGGCGTTCATCAACGATGGCGTGAACGCGGGGCTTATGCCCGCCTACGTCGGGACTGGTAAGACCGTGTATGTCTGGGGGGCACAACTGGAAGTCCGCGAAGCAGCAACGCCTTATGTCCCAACATCTGGCGCATCAGGGACGCGTGCAGCCGATACTCTGAATGCAAATAATTCAGTGACAGGATTCATGTCTCCTGATGCCGGAACTATCTACGTGGAGGCAGTGATGCCCGCCGTTAATCAGTCGCCGGTTGGCGTCCTGAAGTTAGGAAACGGTTTCTTCGGCGTTGAGGCCACCGATACCAGCGCTAACTATATTGCATTTTACCAGAAGAACCTGGCGAATCAGAACGGCGTCATTTCCGCGTCTTCATACAATGCCGGTGCCAATACCAGTCTGGATACGAAAAAGGGATCGGCGGGCGCAGGGCGTAGTTACCGGGGATTTATGTCGTATGATGCTGCGACACTGCTTACTTACGATGAATATGGATTAACCCAGGTCGCCGCCTCGGTTGCAGCAGCGCTTTTTGGCCGCATATGTGTAGGCAGAGGGAGAAGCACCGATAAAAACCCGGATACACTGTCGTTTAACGGTACTATTCAGAAAATTGTCTACTACCCAACACGATTAACCGAAGCGCAGATGGCGGACATCTACGATGCAGGCATTTAGCCTTTTGAACTATCGGTTGTAAATGCGCCCCACCCGGTAACGCTTGCATATGGTTACCGGGTGGGGCAGTTAAAGAGTTAATCCATAAACATCTTCATAAAATGCCGTCAGCTTTGTCAGCAATGATGCTCCAGCACTGGTGTTCATTGCGACGATACACAGAAAGAGATCGGACACGTCACCATCCCAGAACTGAGAGCCACCAGGTAATGCGCCCAGGGCGAATGCCGAAGAAGAAGGACTTCCAGCAGCAGCAACAGAAGCCATCACACCATTCACGCGCAGGAAAATATTCGTCCCATCATAACCACAAACGAACGCAAACGGCGTATTCAGATCCAGTGTCGGGCCAACACATGTCGCCGTACCAACCTGAAACGTTAATTTCCCTGCATTACTACCGGATACCGATACGTTGAGAATGGCGCGAACCGATGATGAAGTGAATGTGCCGCAGAGGTTGCTCGATGCAGAGAGAGACCGTAATGTCGCGACTCCCGACCAACTAAATGGCTGAGTCAGGTCTAGCGCGTCGCCATTGAATAGCGATCTGTCAGATTCAACAGCATTAAACCGGGCGCCAGAGTATGGCCCGAATGCGTTACTCACCAGGGTTGCACCATTAGCTGCATCAGCGCGGGTCAACTTGCTGGCGGTACCTTTCCGATCGTTGAATGAGGCAATATCATTGCCGCTCAGCGTTACAGAATTCGCATCGGCCTGAAACCAGTTTTTTATGCCTGAGTCGGCAATCAGCGCAGATGCCAGACTTTCCCCCGCTGGCAACGCATTATTTTTAAAATTTTGTGCAACAACAATTCCTGGCATATTGGTTACTCCGTAACAGTGATTTCAAAACGAATAGCGTAGTGGCGAACGTTGCGCGGGATATTCACTCCCTGCGAGTTCCACCAGGATTTTCGGTCGGTTTCAACCATGAGGTTGCCGCGGCGTGTCGGCCAGTAGGTCACATCGTCGAATGCGTCAATGGCGTAGCGTAGGGTTCTGTTGCTTGCTCCCGGAGCTGCCGAAAGCGTCAGACGAACGGTTTTGGCCCCGGTTATTTCAACGGCTGTGATGGTCGCACCGGGGAAAGAAAAGCCGTGGTTAAGCGTATTGGGTACCCAGTCGCTATCGATTGACAGTTTTGCGCCAAAGGCATCCAGCGGCGTACCTTCAAAATTAATATCGACAACATTTCCGGAGAGAACCGCAGATACCGGCTGTACCGGATTCCACGCTCCTTTATCGACGATACTGCTATACACGTCAGCGTAAGTTTCACCCAACATCAACCGCCCCTCTGGGCCAGTGTGGACTGTGCTGGGGCCAGTGCCTGGCTCATCACCGAGCTTAAACTGGTACATAGGTCCTGCGAGAAAACAATCAGCACGGTTGCTGGCTACGTCCCATTGGCCCTGTGATGCGTAATTCTCCCCACTGGCCGCTTTGCTCATGTTGGTTTGCCAGATTGCTACCTGCACGTTGTCGGCTTGCCCCGTCGCGGCCTTGAACCCTGGCAAAATCGTTGTGAACAGGTCGTCGAGTTGGGTGGCGTAGTTATCGCGACCTGTTGGCCCCGCCTCTCCTTGAATCCATTGCATCACGTCAAGAATGGCTGTCCGCCCGTATTCCACAGCAATAGCAGAGGCACGCTGCAGGAACGTCACTGCGTTCTCGTAGTTCCAGTATCCCGACTGTGCATTCGGGTAGAATGAGCTAATAGGCTGCGAGCCATGCCAGGCTGTTGCGGCAATATAGCCAGGGTCATCCCGCCCAAGCTCTGCGTTACGCTGCGTGATTCCGTATGCAGAGCAGATCGCCGGTGACTGTGCAGCTGAGTAGTCCAGCGCCGGCACAAAATCAGTCAATGAAGCGGGCGATAAATGGACCGTCCCCTGCTGACTACTGCCGTTGACTCCCGCAAAACCCCATGCAGAAAACGCCCACGGAGCAGTATCAATAATGCGGCCAGTTGAACCGCCAAGCCCGGCGTTTGACTGACCATATACCAACGCAATACGGATTGCCGTAGCCAGTGGCGCCGCCATCACCAGCGTATCCTGGACACCGTCAGATAACTGACGCGCGTCGAAAGTGCGAGAGCTTTTGTCCAGGACAGAAGCTGTGTTGTATTCGTCGCCGATATAGTGTCGGGGATTAAATACACGCGAACCCCATTCCCCACGAATTTCAGGAACGGTAGCCCCTCCACCACCAATTCTGTCAGCAATGTATGCAACAGAATCATCATCAAGCAGAGCGAATGTTAAGCCGTTTTTTGGATTGAATCCGATACCTACGCGCCCGTCATTTTTCGATTTAACAACGGAAATATATTGCGGTCCGTCGCGCGGAGGTATTTTATCTGTGCCGGGAATTTCAACGTCTGCCACATATACGCCGCCGTCGTTTTTAAATCCGATAACACGTTTATCAGCTGAGATGACCGGAAATGAAAATCCCGCCACACCGTCTCGATAGAGTGACTGATTCTGCATTTGCTGAATAATGCTCAGTAATGAGTCGATATAAACCTGTGATGGCATTCGGCGCCCGGTTGCCTCCAGCGTCCCGCCGTTGTTGATGTACTCATCAGCCAGCGCACTATCATCAGTGCTGCGCACGTAGGTAGCTGAACCATCAGGAATATTGGCAATATCCGCCTGGGCGTCAGCCAGCGTCATATACTGGCGGCTCAGAGGAATAAGGCTCTGCCGGATCAGGCGCCATGAATAAAGCGGGTCGCCGGCGCGGTCGGGAACATCGGCTGCAGGACCGTTAATCAGTTCATCAAGACGTTGAACGTTGCCCATAAAAACATCGGCATTGGTCGATCCCAGCGGCGGATTAAAGGCCATGTTTTTTGCTCCAAAAAAGGCGTTCGCCCAAACGAGGGTTTGAGCGAATGGCCGCGGCTTTTTACAATCAGCTATTTCAAGGAGTTAGATAGTGCTGATTGGCTATGCGAGGGTATCAACCGGGGATCAAAACCTCGATTTACAGAAAAACGCGCTGATCCGCGCAGAATGTGAGCTGGTTTTCGAGGATATGGCCAGCGGGAAGAGTGCCCGGCGGCCAGGGTTAAAGCGCGTCTTACGGCGGCTGCGACCGGGCGATGTGCTGGTGGTCTGGAAACTTGACCGACTGGGCCGAAGCGTGCGTGACCTGATTACACTCGTGTCGGAGCTGCAGGCGCGCGGGGTGAATTTCCGCAGCCTTACCGACAGCATCGATACCAGTACGCCAGCAGGCCGCTTTTTCTTCCACGTCATGAGCGCCCTGGCGGAAATGGAGCGCGAGCTGATCGTCGAGCGAACCCGAGCGGGTTTAGCCGCAGCGAGGGAGCAGGGGAGAGTAGGCGGACGCCGCCGGGTAATGACCTCTGAGGTTGTGGAGCGGTGCCGCAGAATGCTGGAGAACGGCGCTACCCGGCAGCAGGTGGCTGATGTGACAGGCGTGGACGTGAAAACAATCTACAAGTACCTCCCGGCGACTTGAAGACAAAGATTTCACTACTTTTCCTGATATGTTACGTTTGGCTTAATCAATTCATTCAGCTTTGAAAACAGTTTGGTTTGTTCGTGAACGGTAAGAAAACAATAAGTTTTGAGCAATTTTTAACTATTAACAGCAATCTTGTTTCCATCTCAGATACATGGGCTGACTTGTGGGCGTTAATTTTTCACACGGGTTTAAGCGCTGGAAGGCTGCTGAGTATTCGATATGATGATATTGATGGTGACTTGATACTGATACGAAAACAGGGTCACCTGAAGGAGCTACGTGTTAAATCAACCCCTCCAGTGGAGGCGATGATTGCTCGTAGAAGAGAACGCTATCCAGAAGATGTTTATTTATTTCAGAGCCATTCTAACCGTGTGAAGTACCAACGCCGGCCGGTCACTATAATTGCTTTCAACGCCGCTTTACGTCGCGCCGCTAGATCATTACCAGACGTTAACGTAAGCAGTAGTAGCGCGAGAAACATACCGGACTAACCGCCTGTCCAGTCGCGTGTGGCCGATGTGACAGGCGTGGGAGTGAAGACTATTTACAAATATTTGCCAGTACAATACGGCGATAAAAAATCCCCTTGAGCAGGCACACTCAAGGGGAAAATACTACATAACATCATTGCTGTGTGCGTCTTCGCACACCCCTATCTTCTAAGAAGGCGCCCAAAGCTTCCAGATATTTCTGGTCTGAGCAGTTAAAACATTGGATCGGCGGCCTATGTGATAGGAGGGGGTGAAGACGATTTATAAATATTTTCCAGCCGGTTAAGTTTGCTCACCTGCGAACCGTATGCAAGAGATCGCAGGTGAACAATTTGCTATGAAGGCATTGCCATAGCTGAAAAATTTTAACCTCGCATTGTTCGCAAAACCATCAAACAGCTAAGGGCTGATAACACTTTAAGACTTACCTTACTCGTTACATCAATATGTTACGGAAATGACATAAATTGATAGCCAGAACCTATATTGATTCTCCTCTCGGATAAAACTACTTTGTGCGCAACCAGTATTGACCAGGAGGCTACCATGCTCCAGCACAAAATCAGGGAGGCGTTCTGCGCCTTTATCTCTCGCAACCCGAAAGGGTATCAGTACCTACGCACCAGTGACTTTGTCAACTCTCTGCGCCGGCGCGGCATCCACTTATCAGAGGTGGAAGCTAACTCCTGGACAGCGCGGGAACAAACGTATTTCGTCGATAAGACGCCTGACCATTGCGAAAACAGGCTGTGGATGATGGCAGGGATGGGGAGGGGCTCTGATGGTGCTAGTCAGGGTTGTTGGAGACTCCAATCCATAGTTTTATGA